TTTTGGGTTCTCACTTCTTCAATTTGTTCAATAGATGGTGTAGCGGAGAACTCAAACTCAGCTAAGAATTTGAGTCCTTCGTATACCCGTAGACGGTCTGCGAGTATAAGTACTAATCTCACTTGAGTTCGCTTAAGAAGCCAATGATAGTACCTTCACGCTCAAGGATTTCGAGGCAACGAGTATACCAGACTACTTTACGTACTTCTTGTAGTTCGTTATCTTTCTTACCCATACGCATGAGGTACTTATAGATTTGACCGAGTAAATGCTTTTTCAAGCCTTCTTTACCAAGGATAAATTCCATACATTCGATATACTGGTAGTTACCTACGATACCTTGGTAGTGGTCTGGGTTGATTTGGTCTTTGGTCATAGGTGTAGTTAAGATTTTGAAAGAGGTTTGGTGTTCATCAATTTCTTGATTGTATGATTTAGCGAATGTTTCAGGCCATACTTTCTTTGTTAGGTATTGGTCATAGAAGTCTTGTTTGTTATCAACACCGAATTCACGTTTGTAGTCTGCAGCTTTCCACAGCTGTTTGTCATTATCAATAAACATCGCCATTCTCCTTGATTTTAGTATCTTCGTAGGGTGCAGCAAAGCGGCGATAGAACTCTAGTTTAGCACCTTCTAAGGCACCTACTACGTCATTGATACTTTGGTATGATACACCTGTATCGCTCATGTATGCAATACATAGTTCAGTCAGCATGAAGTTTAATTCACCTGCTGTTATTGGTACATCTTTGGTTTTAAGTTTAATACGGCGGTCAGATTTGATGTATGGCATTAGATATGTACCTTTGCTGGTTTAAATAGTTGAGAGATTACGCATACAGATGCGAAACATACAATACAAGTCCAGATGATAGCAAACATTAGTTTTGTTCTTTAAATGATTTTAGGTATTTTACAGCATTGGATAGGTTTTCTTCTGATTCGTAGAATTTCCCTAATCCAATATTACATGAGGAACATAAGAGTTTTCTTATTTTTCCTGTGTTGTGGTTATGATCAATTACTGCTGAGTTTTCATCTTTGTCACCTTTACTGAATCTACCAGATAATGCTATTTCTTTTTGGCAAATTGCACATTTATGGTTTTGTTCGTTTAGTAATTTTAAACGATCACCATTAGTTATGCCATATTTTGATAACAGTTTTGAGCAAGTATGGCATTGCTTATGTTGTATAATTCCTTTTGGTCCTGCTCTAGATGTTGGGCATAAATTATTACATCCTTCATGTTTACAGATTAGTCTTTCATCGTTTTCTTTGTACATTGGTACCTCCTATTAGGCTCCGACTAACCAATGTCACAGATATTCGCAGATGATAGTGTCACAAGCTTTATCGACAGTTGAACGCCATTCAGTGACAAGGGACTCAAAGAATGGGTGGATAATAGAAGCATCAGCTTTGAATGCTACTACGGGTTTACGTAGGACATACGAAGCGTAGAATACTTCCATAGCAGTACCATGCTTGGCTACTGTTGGGTTATCAAGGTTGACAAGGATAATGTCAGACTCTTGAATGTCTCGTAGGTCTAACTCGAAGATACGTTTCATAGCACGTTGTTCGAAGTTATGGATACGGCGAGTAGGGTCTAAGGTTAGGACATCATTTTGGATTAGTTGCCATGTAGCAATGTTACGCCAACCCTTAGCGGATTCAGCCGATACATGTTCCATTGGACCTGCTAGGTATACAGTACGTTTCATACATTATCCTTTAACATTTCTTGGTAGATTTTTACTGCTTCGTCATGACCTTGCCAGTTGTCTACACCAGCAGCGTCTAAAGCTTCACCCCATAAGGCAGCTTTAACTAGGTCATCGTATTCAGAGCGGTTAATAATCATTTCGTGTTTACTTAGCGTCATCACTTTGATACTCCTTGCAGTCAATGCTAAAGTCACTGATAGCGATAGGGAAGTCAGTACTACCCCACCACTTAGTACCGCCTTCAATCACTTTATCAGTAATTTGTCGGTGGCATTCTTTGTTTTGACATTTTGCATTACAGAATGTCATATCACGATAGCACATCATCTGTATTAGCCTTGTTGAGTTTGTTTGCGTAGTCGTTAGCTTCTTTTGAGGTCAGAAACATTACTGCATCGTTGTAGCTGATATCTTTACCTGCTACACCGTAGTACATACGATCGAAGCTATGTTTACCGAATACAAAGTAGTGGTCTAGCTCAGATGTCTTCATCTTTGAATTCTTCTAAGAATTGTTGTACGATATAGTCTTTAACTCCTTCATCAATGATAGGTGAGATATCACGGTTGTGGTGGTCAGAGATCATAGACATCTTTTCAATGTAACATTCCTCTGGATAGTCAGGTTCATTTTTTAAACCGTAGTTATCAAGAGAACCTTTTTCTTCAGGCTGATAGTACATATCACACATGAATGTGATTTTGGTTTCTTCATCGAAGTAAATATAGTCGTGGTTCATGTTGATAACACTTGTAGAGTCATGTTGATTGCTTGCACAATCATCATTTGTTCTTGTGGATGCAGTTGATCCCAAGGTCGGCTGTTAGGAAAATGTTCTTGCATTTTCTTATAGTATTGTTCTACATCACTCATTTGTTAGTAACCATTCATTGTTAATTGCTTTGAAAGAACTATCATTATCGAGACACTTGAATACAACTCCTTCTGCTGGTTTGTTGATAAGGAACGAGATACCTTGACAACCTTCGAGGATAGTCTCTACGGTCTCATCTGCAAGGGTTTGTATTGTAATCATTGGTACAGCACGAAGACCCATGTGTTTAGTCATTGAGCGAGTGTACTCACAATCTAGATACTGTTGGTTATCGATATCGTACATATCGTACACAAAGAATGTGTGCTCAGACAGTTCGTAGTAGTTACCTTGGATGCCGGGACCACAGAGTTCGCCTTGGATAGCCCAGTTATTACGGGTGGTAGGCATGGATTCATTGAGCTTTAGTTTAAGAGCCATAGCAACAAAGGCGTTACTAGTATCTTCAATTTTAAGGTCGATGTTACGAGAGCATACACCGAAGACACCGTCTTTGAGGTACACAGTCATTGAGGAACCATCAAGCTTCTCAGTGACTTCCCACAATGATGGTTCTCTAGACCACGCTTCAACAGTACGGCTTAGGTTTTGAACTCGTTCTTGGTCTGTTTTACGGATGAATTGAGGGAAATTACCTTTCATCATGCCACGTAGTTGAGCTGGAATTTCGAGTTCCCACTTGAGGATACCTAAGAATTCTGTTAGGTCTTCACCTTCAGTTACACCGAATTCATACCCTAGAGAGCTTTTAGGGATTTCAGATAGTGGTAGTAACAAACCTTGACTGATTTGCTTTTTGAGTTTAACCGTTTTGAGTCGTTCACCCTTAACGCCTTTGTATTCTTTAGGTTCTTTACCTGCTTTAGTCAGGAATGGAGCTACTTCGTTAGGAACCCACGAGTCAATTTCTAGGTACACACATAAGTCACCTACTTCATACAAACCTTTTTGACATACTACTTTCCAACCATCTACAGTAGCTGTTTCAATTTTGTCAGCATCAGGAATAGGTGTTAGAGCAGAGATTCGGCGAATAGTTGCTAGTTTACGGTCAGTCATATTAGGATCCCATCATTTCAACATAAGGTTTGTACATAGTGTTACGAGTCTCGAAGCTACCGTCATCAAACTTATTAAGCACAGATGAGGTACGTACTTTATCAGAACCCCATGCAGGATGATTAACAGTACGTACATGAGCTACCTCATGACCTTCAAACATATCTGTATCAAAGATAGGTGTACCTACAAAGAACACAACTGGCTTTTCGTAGTCAGCTGGGCGTTCTTCGAGATGTTTGCTGTATTGAATAGCAGTGTTAATAGATCCGATATCACCGATCATTGTGTTTCCTTTACTTCTTCAACATAAACTTCACCGGGGTCAAAACCTAGGTCAAGATAGACTTCATCATAGACAGCGGATTCAGATGTTCCTTCAGTGTAGTATTCTACGGTTGAACCTGAATCATAGTTGATACATACCCAAAATGTTTTCATTTTAGTTCCTTAAGGGCTTTACGGATACGAGCAGCTTTGCTGCGGTCATTTCTTAATTCTGTTTTCCAGAAGTTTAGTTTCTTGAATTCATCTGACGTTTCGTTTGCTAGTAGGATATCACAACGGTCGTAGTAGTTGGATACTGCTGCTTTGTCAAAAGCGATATCATCTTCTAGCTCATTTAAATTATTAGTTAATGCTTGTCGTGCTAGTACTCGTGCTGAATGGCTGATCATAGGTGTTCCTTTTGGATAGAAGAAATAAAAAAGCCCGTTCAACAGACTGGTGGGTCTGCCGAAGGGCTAGTTTTTATAGTGGGTAATCGTCAGTTCAGAAGTCTGCTGGTGAGTGGCCTGTTGGGGCTGGTTCATCACCGTCATCATCGAAGTCAACGAAGTTACTATTCTTTGGTTCGTATTTAACGAGGTTAGATACTTGTACTGCAGTGAGCATTACAGAGGTACCTTCTTTAGTTACAACACCTTTAGGTGTCTTGATTTGGTAGTCTTTCAAGAACACCATGACGTTACCTACAGAGCCATTACCGATGGTCTTAGGGTCGAGTGGCTGTTTGCTTATATCAACGACACGTACTTTAGTGGCATCTGTACCGTCTTTCTTTTGAGCTTTCTTCTTGAGGTTAATAGATACTTTACCTGTATCTTTACCGTCACGGTCTTTGACAGGCTTAGTCTTACCGTAGGCTTCGAGTTCTGCAGCACGCTTTTTATCCACTTGAACGGAGATTTCGTACTGCTCGACTCCGAAGGGCGCTACTGGCTTGTCGAGTTTAACCCAGTGGAGTTCAACGTTCTTGATGATTTCGTTGCGGCCTTCAGTGTTTTGAGCTTGTGTCATTTTGTTTTCCTTTTGGAAGATAGTTAGTTTACGGTGAATTTGCTAGATGGTACCTATTAGAAAATAAATTTAAAAAGAGGTACACAAATGAGCGAAGTTAAATTAGGGAAGGGTTTTAATCCTAAATCCCTAGATAATCTCAAGAGGATTACTCCTGAGACGGCTAGAGCAAATCAGCTGAAGAGCGTTGTAGCTAAACAGGCTAATATTGCGGCTAGAGAACAGTTCAAGCTTAACGCTAAGAACTTTATTCAGGTGATGGATGAGCTACCAAAGCTTTCTCCATTAGACGTTATGCGAATGGCAATTCACAAAGCTATCGCTGAGGATAATTATGAGGATGCTGCTCGATATGCCTCCTTGTTGGCAGAGTATGAGAATCCTAAGTTAGCCCGTATTGAACAGACTAACACTAATCGTACTGCAGACCTTTCAGATGAAGAGTTGCAAGAGATTATTCGTAAAGAAGGTTTATAAAATAAAGAGAGAATCAATTACGATTCTCTTTTTTATTCCTACTTAGAGATGTTCCCTATTAGGTTCCGGCTAAGACAAAGTCCAAGTTACGGTAGCTGTTTGCATTTTACCTAGCTCGTAGAACGCCATATCTTCAGGGTCAGCGTCATCATCGTGGTAGTTACGGAATTGACGGAATGCTTCTTCTGGACTTTCACCAAACGCTACATCAGCACCACGACAACAGTTGTGTTCTTGGGTCATACACATCCACATATGATTAACCTTTCTTGGACAAATAGAGAGCCATACGAGTAGCTAACGGGTAGGTTACCTCAGAGTACATACCTTCGTTTTTGTACTTTTCAGGTACTTCAAAGGCAGTAAACAGAGCATGCATACCGTTGAGTTCGTTGGTAGCTTCTGTATGGAGCTTTGAGTAGTAGTCTTTGTTACTCTGAGCGTATGATAGCTCTTTCTTAACAGACTCTAATTCTGTTTTGTACTTCTTGTTATCTTCATAGATAGTTTTAACTTCAGCATCAGTGAGAGTGATGTTGATTGTTTCGAGGTCAGTGCCAGATACAGAGATAGAGATTGTGTTCATGATGTGCCCTTAGATTGAATGGTATTTAGTTACTGTTACTTGAACGGGTTTTACTTCGTCAATATCGATGTCACCATACTCGTAGTCAGAGTAATAGTTACCTGAACGATTATGGATTACACGATAGAATTTGTTATCAAATTTTACGATGTCTTCACGGGAAGAGTAGTCTTTGTAGTCGTTTTCCCAGTCACCTTGTTGGATTACTTCAACGGTTTCAAGGTAGTCGTTATCTTCATCAAGTAGGATTTTATTTAAGTTCATTACAGTACGCCTTTACAAACAGTTTGATAGATATCATACAGGGTATCACCAGCTTCTTTACAAGTTGGGATATCGTTTTCGAACCCATTATCTTGGACTAATTCGAATAGTTTTACACCACTTAAGTGACTAATAGCTGAATACAACACTTTCAGCTCTTTATCGCTTAAGGTTAGAACGTGTGTTTGTGTTGTTACTGTGGTAGATACGATTTCACTCATGCGCGTTTTTCCAATTCAGCTAATACAGCTGCTTTAGCTAGTGAGAGTTTTCCTAATTGCTTGATGATGTAAGCATTATCAGAAGCACGAAGACCAGCTAGTTCCTCTTGTTTTTGAGCTATGTTTGATAACAGTTGGATGAGTTGTTCTGGTGAGGCAGTCTCGATGGTAGTTGTGAATACGATTGTTTGTGTTGTGAAGATGTTGTTTGACATAGGTTCTTTCGTGGTTGGAATTTCAGCACAAGGGTTTTGATTAACAATACTAGGAGCTACAAAGTAACAGGCTGATACATTATCATAAGTTACTAGCTCAAGGCTTTTAGCTTGGCAACAGACGCCGTACGGACTTCTTTCAAGTAAATCAGCAATGGCATGCACTGATAGATTACCTGCTGTGATTTCTACACGCAATAGCTGTTTTTCGTAGTTACTCCATATCTTACCGTGGTTTTTAGGCAGTGCAAGTGATGCGTTGTTAACCTCTTTGAAAGTTGCGAATATGATTGGTTTCATGTGTGCATAACTTGTTTGATAGGTGTTTTACTGATAGCATTAGCGCATGCAGGGCAAGGTTTAGCTAACAAATAAGAACCAGACTTTCCTGTTCTGAAGATATGAATAGAATGTGCTTTGGTTAAATCTTTGCATCGGATGATAGCATCAATCTCAGCATGTAGGAATATCTTTTCAGGTAGACCTACTGCTGCAGCACACTCAGCTTGGTACGGATGAGACTTTGTATAGTTGTTTTTACCTATACTAAGCACTCTGCCCCGTTTGTCGTAGATAACTGCGGTTAAATACTGCTTCTCCTTTTTCATTGATTTTACCTACTATACGAGCTTTCTTACGGTTGAATACTACTTGGTTTTTGCCATATTTGACTTCTGATTTGGGTACTTCTAGAATAGCTAGTCTGTTACGAGTTTTTTTATGGTGGGTTAGATGGTCTTGATTCCACCATTTGAAGAACTGCTTTAGAGACCTACAACCACACCAAAAAGGGCTACCGTTAATTAGATGCTTGCGTAGACCATCTTGCCAAGGTGTTGGTAAATTAATCCACTCGTTTGTCAGTTTAACGTAGGTGTTTGAATAACGATGACCACCTTGTAGGCGATCACCAATGACTTCACAACGGTACACTAACACAGTATCAGTCATCATTCCCTCC